TGTATTCTCTCACTGAAGAGTGACAAGAAGCCAGCTCTTAAGGACCGTGCTTTTCGCCGGCCCCAGTGGAGCCTGTCCGCCAATGGTTGACGGGTGAGCTTACCAAAGCCCCCGAATTCCTTCGGAAGAGGATAGAGTGCTTCGGCGTGAGAATACACCTTCGGATCGGATACCAAAGGGATCGACTTAATGTACTGGTCATGGTGATTAATATCCACCAAGCCACGATCAATGTATTGAGAAACTACATCAATCGAACTGGTCGTGCATTGTCTCCATTTTATAGGAGTAACATTGTGACCCTTCCAGTACACCCGACCGCCAAACTCTCCCAGAATAGGAGACAAGAAACTCTTGTCCTCCGAGATCGGGACCGACAGGGAATTTAACACCTGCCGGTATTTGTTAGCCAGTGTGTCATCGGTTATGACAACGTCATCACCTAGCACACGAAAGCTGCGATCGGGATCAATTCCTATGGATCGAGCAATACAATGCAGGAGAACATTATGTGTAAGGGCGAACAAAGGAAAACTAGGGTATAATCCCATCGGTTGACCTTTGCCATACCTCAGGATCCCATCATCTCGATGGAGAGGGTGATTAAACCCTACGTACTCCATAAGATCGAGGGACCACTTCGGCAGTCCACACAATTCTCCTACATACCGCTGGATGAAAAACGGAAAGTTGTCTGTAGCGGCGGATAAATCAATGGAATGTACCATTGTCCCCGCTGCGGTAGCTTTCCGTAAGAATGACCGACCCTCTTCCTGATCAAAGGTACAATCAGTAGAGAGCTTAAGGAGCTCTCGTTGCAGGATCACCATGACGGGTTTTAAACAACCCTGTATCCATGGATTTCCCACGAATACGATCCTCGACTTAAGCCCGGCCTCCCCAAGGATGGCTAGGTTTCCACCCCAATAGGTACCAGGTTGGTCATCTCCTTCCAGGAACAGCGATTTGTATTTTCGCACATTCTCAAAGAAGGGGTGGGTTTCGACCCACTCCCTCATCTTTGGTACTGATGCGAAAATCCATGCCGGAATGAAGGACAGACTAGGTATTAAACACTCAATTGAGCTGGCATTCTTGCCAGGCATTTGAGCATATCTAGCCCCTCCAACATCCGGGCCCTGGTATTTTATTTTCCAGGGACGTCGCCGTTTAACCAAGGGAAAATCCTTGATGATCAATGATTTAAGGTCATTGATTACCTTATCATCAAGCTCTTGGTTCGGTTGCTCAGTAATGACATTTATCTTTTCTTCAATGTCATTACCCGGTCCGTTGAAGACCATATAACAGTTCAGTAAATCTAAGCCCGCCCTGACTCCTCTCCAGTTCGATGTTTTGACACATCGAGCCAGAGTCGAGAAGAGGCGGAGTGATGGCATTTTCGTTCCATTATAGAGGAATTTTCTTCCACTATAAGAGGAAACTAAGGAATTGAACTTGGCCCCTTGAGGGTCATTTAGAAAGTTCAAGTAAAGGGTCTTGAGGTCTTTCATCCTCTTGACCGTCCACTCCTTTCCGGAATGTTCCAGCCATCGAACAAAACACTGAACGTCAGACTCATGCCGCGAAACCTGAACACCAGTTACCTGGGACAGGCCCTTCACAGCGAGATTGATTGCCTCCTTAAAGGCAGTTTTCTCATCCATATCATCCTCCTTTTTGGGGAATAATGGTTCGTGGAGCTTTCCTGGTAGACGTTCCGGTTTTTCGGTAAAACCCAAACCTGGCTTGAGGGTCCAGGGGAACGCTCGATCCCAACTTAGGG